GTTTGGTAGACACGCTCAAAGAAAACAGGTAGTTGAATCATTAAAAGCAACTATTGATACTAACACATCTATTAGAGATACTGACACATTGAACTTTAACATTATTGTTTCTCCTGGTTATCCAGAAGCAATTCAAAATATGATAAGCTTCAACACTGACAGAGGAATCACTGCATTTGTTATTGGTGATACACCATTCCGCTTACAGCCAACTGGCACCGCGTTAACTGCATGGGGTAATAATACAGCCCTTGCAGTAGACAACGGAGATGCTGGCGCAACAAGCTTCGACGAGTATATGGCTATGTATTACCCAAGTGGTTATACAAATGACAACACTGGTAATCCGATTGTTGTTCCTCCAAGCCACATGATGCTACGCACATTTATTAATAGCGATAACAAGAGCTATCAATGGTTTGCTCCAGCAGGAACACGTCGTGGTGGTGTAGACAACGTAAGTAGCGTAGGTTATATTACAAGCGAAGGTGAGTTTGCTACTGTTGCATTACATCAGGGACTACGCGATGTGCTCGACGATGTAAAAATTAATCCAATTGCTACCCTAACAGGCGTTGGCGTGCTGGCCTATGGTCAACGCACTCGTGCTAGAAATGCCAGCAGTTTAGATCGTATCAACGTTGCACGTTTAGTTTGCTACCTACGTAAACAACTAGACGTTCTTGCAAGACCATTCTTGTTTGAACCTAACGATGCTCAGACACGTAGAGAAATTAAAGCAGCGGCAGAGAGCCTAATGTTAGAATTAGTAGGCCAACGTGCTCTATATGACTTTATTGTAGTGTGCGACGAAACAAATAACACACCTGCACGTATTGATCGTAGCGAACTATACATGGACATTGCTATTGAACCAGTTAAGGCTGTAGAGTTTATCTATATCCCACTAAGATTGAAAAATACTGGTGATATTGCAGCTGGACTATAATAGGTAAATAATAAAGAATAAGGAGCATTTATATGCCAATTGCAAGTTTAAACAGATTCACAGTTCCATTGAGTGCGACCCAAGCAGCGTCCACACAAGGTCTGTTGATGCCAAAACTAAAGTATCGCTTTCGCGTTACTTTAGATAACTTCGGTGTTGCAGGAACTCCTTCTACTGAATTAACTAAACAAGTTATGAACGTAACTCGTCCAGAAGTTAGTTTTGAAGAAGTAAAGTTGTCTGTATATAACAGCACTGTTAAATTACTAGGACGACACAATTTTGCTGACTCAAAACTAACACTAAGAGATGATGCATCCGGTGTTGTTAGCCGCAAGGTCGGTGAACAATTACAGAAGCAGTTTGATTTCTTTGAACAATCTGGTGCTGCATCTGGTATTGATTATAAATTCAGAATGCGTGTAGAAATTTTAGATGGTGGCAACGGTGCGTTTGAGCCAGTTACATTGGAAAGTTTCGAATTCTTAGGTTGCTTTATCAAACAAGCAACATACCAAGGTGGTGATTATACCAGCAACGATCCAATGGATATTGCACTAACTATCACTTACGATAATGCAATTCAACTAGAAGCCCCAGGCGGAGCAGCAAGTGGTATTGGTATAGAAGTAGGTCGTGTTGTAAGACCAGCAGGCGCTCAAGGCTTAGCTACAGGTTAATAGTTTTATTGACTATAATCAAGCCCGGAATTTCCGGGCTTTTTCTTTGACTAAATATTCATATGAGTAATGCCTTTAATAATTTTCTGTCCTCAACTGGGAATACTGTCCTGCGAGATTACCAGCACGGTAATAGGTTGTATGTTAACGATACCTATGCCCGTGCTCCTAAGTTTGGATTCATTTACTTTGTTCAGATAAACATCAATTCTACGTTAGCACTTGAAGTAGAACCAGGATGGACCAACAGAGATTTGCGTGACATTGGACTTCTTGCAAAGAGAGCCGATCTTCCTAGATTTTCTATTGCAACTGAAACACTAAATCAATACAATAGAAAAACACTTGCTCATACTAAACTAAATTACCAGCCTATTGCAATTGAATTACACGATGACAACAGCAACATCACACATCGATTGTGGAAAGCATATTATAAACACCATGTAGCAGATAGCAATAGATCTGACATTGCATTTAAAGATACAAAATACGGAATTACTGACTACACTTACGGATTTTATGATAATAAAGCATTTCAACCATTTTTAGAATCAATCGATATATTTGTATTAAATCAGGGACAGTTTACAAAATACACATTAGTTAATCCAAAGATAACAGAGTGGGCACACGACAGCGTGAACCAGTCAGAAAGTGCTAAAGTGTTGCAAAACAAAATGACCGTTGCGTATGAAAATGTCTATTATGAAGAAGGCACAATTGTTCCTGGACAACAACCTGAAAATTGGATTCCAGTTTATTATGACAATACTCCTAGTCCGTTGGCAATAGGCGGCAATACTCAAAATGAAGCATCATATACTAGAGCAGCCAGCAGTTTTGATCAACCTGGAAAGTCTAGAGTTTATGGTAGATCAGGCGGAACATATCAAAGCAGTAACCCGTTACTCGATATTGCTGCAATTGTAGCTAAAAATTATCTTAATAAAAATGGACTAGGCAAGGCCGGTCCAGTCGGTTATAATGTAGCGTCTGGCGTGTTAGGTGCACTGGGGAGTGGATCAGGAAAATATTCAGAACCACCGTCGACACAAGGCCAGCCGGGTATTTTTAATTTGCCAGGTGGTGTCGGAATAAACATCTTTAAAGGATTAAACACCAGTGTAGACGGCAAAATTAGAGCTAACCCTGCCGCATTAATATTTCCTAAAGGAAGATAATCATGTTTTCAAATCTACCATTAGCACCATCAGCTAAGTCGTCAACTGTTCAATCATTTGATACATATTACTCAAGCCCCGTAGAAATTGACAGCACAGTTTTATCTGCAATGAAGGGATATTTTACTAATAGAGGATTTGACGAGTCGTCGGCAGAATCTATTTCAATCATTATTATTAAACAGTCGAAGCAAGATGGTTATAATCCCATGCAAATATTAGATACATTAAAAGGTCTAAATGATGTAGAGATTTCGGGACTTGTTGCAGAACTGTTAAACTACAATAGGGTCAAAACCAGCAGCCTAGGCTATGCACAAACATTTCAAACTAATGCAGAAGTTGCTAGAAATATTTTAGTATGAGTTTAAAATTTAGTCAGGGCATTTATAAAATTAAAAATGCTGAAAAATATGTTGGAAATAGGGCTCCAACATACAGAAGTTCCTGGGAGTTTACAGTTATGAATTTTTGTGACAATAACCCAGCAATCCAACAATGGTCAAGTGAGCCTGTAAAAATTCCATACCGTGACCCGCTGACAGGTAAGCACACTGTATATGTTCCAGATTTTCTTGTGGTATACGTAGATAAGAATCAAAAAAAACACGCCGAACTTTGGGAAATTAAACCTGCAAAACAAACACTTAGAGAAAAAGTTGGAAAAAATCCCTACGACCAGGCACAGTATGTAAAAAATATGGCAAAGTGGGCCGCTGCGGCTCAGTGGTGTAAACAGCAGGGAATATATTTTAGAATTATGAATGAAACTGATATTTTTCATAATCCTAGTAAAAAGCGATAAGTAAGAATATGACAAAAAGACTAGAAGAATTATTGAACATAGAACTACCCGAGCCTGTTATCAATGTAACGACGGCAGATGCCACACCTGTTCCTACGATAGATCTAGAAGCTAAGTTAGAAGAATTTGATAAAATTGCCGCTGCATTACCCCGTGTAAAAGGCCTAGGTGATATTAGCGATAAAGAATTAGATGCGCTCGCAGACAAAGCTGAAAAAGCCTACGATGACCTAATGGACTTGGGCATGAATGTAGAAGCACGTTATGGGTCACGTATGTTTGAAGTAGCCGCACAGATGATGAATGCTGCCATTACAGCTAAAACTAACAAAATTGATAAGAAGCTAAAGATGGTTGATCTACAGCTTAAAAAGCTAGCCATAGACAAAAAACACGGTGAAGGCGACGGAAATACTGTAGAAGGCGAAGGGTATATACTCACAGACCGTAATAGCATTCTTGAAAAACTTAAAAATCTGAATAAATAAATCATCATGAAATCATTCACCGAATACCTAACAGAATCTAAGAAGCAATACGACTTCCGCATTAAAATTGCAGGAGATGTATCTGCCGAGCAAGAAGATACAATGAAGCGTGTATTAGGGCGTTTTACTAACGAAAATACCCTAACTGGATTTAAAAAATCAAAAACACCAATTCAAGCAGTGCCATTAGACTTTCCTCAAGTTAAAAATTGCGAAGTAAACATCTACGAAATTACATTAGATTTTCCAACAACACAATTTGAACTAACTGAATATCTAACATCCGAGTTAGGCATTAACAAACAAAATCTCGTAGTTCGCCGACCAGGTGAACCTAGTGAAGATTATCAAACACCAGCTGAAGAAAGAGAAGGAGCATTATTACTTGATCCTGACTATAAAGAAGCAGGTAATCCTCAATTTGAAGATTACTATGGTGACAAATATAACACTGGATTTATAAAAGAATTAAATGATGTATTAAAACTTCAGCGTAAAGAACGCGGAGAAGAGATCCCATCACAAGGTGCTGCGAAGTTTAATACAGACAGTCCAACTGGCACCAAAGGGGTGCTACAACAAGCACAAGACCCAAGGAAATAATTATGTATATGATCGATGTTTTAAAGCGTTTAGCAGAATTGGATGCTCAAAATCCAAATGTGATTAAAGAAAACGCACAAGTAGATGAGTGTGGTATGATGCCAGAAATGGGTATGATGTCCATGCCGCCAGAGCGTCCCAGCCATCCTGCAAGTATCAATATGTCTGCAGGTAGCGGAGAAGAACTTAGCGATATGCTAACAACTATCATGACATTAGCAGGACAAAAATCTGCTAGCCCAGTGTCAGCAGCGCCTGCACTAGACAACACACCTCCGGCAGCGGGAGTATTAGAGCCAGCAGGTGCACCGTCAGCAACTGATACTATGCGTAGTGTTATTGACAAATTAAATCCAATAGACGACAAAGGTGGCGACGATGTTAGCAAGTCACACGGCGACCTAGATAATGATGGTGATCACGATATGGATGATCACGATATGGAAAAGAAACAACCAGTTGACGAGTATGACAATACTCCCTCTGATCCAACTGACAAAGATGAGTTTGATGCAAACGCTCATGCTCACCAAGAGAATCAGCCAGGGCAAGGCGATAGAATGGACGGAACAAGTCCAAAAGCATACGCAGATATGAACGAAGCAGTAACAGATTTATTTGCACAATACAAAAGGTTTGTCGGCGAAAACTGATAAGTTTTACCTTTACCAAATAGCCTCTTCGGAGGCTATTTTTTTCAGTAAATAAGATTATGGCATATACTGATAATAAACTAGTAAAAACTGCATACAGTCAGCAGAAGTATACTGAGAAAGATATTGAAGATCTAATGCACTGCACAGATCCTATTAATGGACCGCATTATTTTCTTGATCATTTTTTCTACATTCAACATCCAACAAAAGGTAAGTTACAGTATGAGCCGTTTGATTATCAAAAAAGATTAATCGATAGTTATCACGGAAATCGCTTCAACGTAAACTTATTACCTCGACAAACAGGTAAAACAACTACTGCGGCAGGATATCTATTATGGTATGCTATGTTTATTCCTGACGCAACTATTCTAGTGGCTGCACACAAGTTTACAGGTGCTCAGGAAATTATGTCACGTATTCGTTATGCATACGAACTTTGCCCGGATCACATACGCTGTGGTGTAAAGAGTTACAACAAACAAAGTATAGAGTTTGACAACGGTTCACGTATTATTGCACAGACAACAACTGAAACAACTGGTCGAGGTTTGTCACTGTCATTACTATACGCTGACGAGTTTGCATTCGTTGAACCTAACATTGCCACAGAATTCTGGACTTCTATTTCGCCCACACTGGCAACGGGTGGTAAAGCAATTATTACATCTACTCCTAACAGTGACGAAGATCAATTTGCACGAATTTGGAAAGAAGCAAACTTTAAATTTGACGAATTTGGAAACGAACAAGTTCTAGGACGGAATGGTTTCTTTCCGTTTAGAGCATACTGGAATGAACATCCGGATCGCGACGAGAACTGGGCAAATGAAGAACGCAGTCGAATTGGAGAAGAACGATTCCGTCGTGAACACGATTGTGAATTTTTAGTATTTGACGAAACACTTATTAACAGTATTAAGCTGGCAACTATAGAAGGCAAAGAACCCATAATGAAGATGGGGCAAGCACGATGGTATAAAAAAATTAATCCAATGCACACTTATCTTATTGCATTAGATCCTAGCTTAGGCACCGGTGGCGATCCTGCTGCAATACAGATTTTAGAAATTCCTAGTTTTGAGCAAGTAGCAGAGTGGCAACATAATTTAACTACTATTCAAGGACAGGTGCGTATTTTAAGAGACCTGTGCAATTACATTAATGATGAGTGCTCTGCAAAAGGAGTCCAGTCTAGCCTTTATTATAGCGTTGAAAATAATAGTATTGGTGAAGCTGCATTAGTTGCAATTGAAGAAATTGGTGAAGAAAGTATTCCGGGACTATTCCTAAGCGAACCTATTAAAAAAGGACATGTTCGTAGATTCCGTAAGGGATTTAACACCACTAACTCTAGCAAGATCAATGCCTGCGCCAAATTAAAGCATTTGTTAGAAAGCAACCGATTAGGTGTTAATTCTAAGCCCTTAATTAGCGAACTTAAAACATATATTGCTAAAGGTGTTAGTTTTGAAGCAAAAGTAGGACAACATGACGATTTAGTTAGTAGTATGTTGCTGGCAATACGCATGGCAATGATGCTACAAGAGTGGGATCCGGCGATTTATGACAAAATGCGGGAAGAGCGTGAGGACGAATTTGTCATGCCCATGCCCATCTACATCAGCAATTATTAATAAATAACAAATATGAAAGCTATACAAATAATTTCACAAGATCTGTTTGACAAAGTTCGCAGCCGTTTTCAAAATTTGGAAATGGGCGACGAAACAGGCGCAGTGACTATTGACCCTACAGACGCACGATTCTTTGATTTTGACTTCGTTAACGAAGGAGTAAACTTAGGTCGCGTAAGTATTAGTCTAAACGACCTGGGCAGTCTAAAAATCTATTACAGCCAAGGTATTACTGAAAATCAAGACGACCCTAGCAAACAGATGTGGTATAAATTTTTAAAAGAAATGCGTATGTTTGCTATGCGTAGATTATTAAGATTTGACACACGCGATATTGCTAAGACAAATCTTGACAGAAATGATTTTCAACATCTTGCTGCCACGCAAGCCCCCAAGGAAGAAGAACCTACTATGAATATGAACGAATCACGTTGGAACCAAAAAAGTTCTAAGAAAACCAGCCGCGCAGTTAAAGGTGCAACCGAAGTTATTGTTAGACACCATAAAGCAGTAGACGAAATGTTTCCGGGCGCTCGCAGTCAACGAAAAAATATTAGAGCAATCTTTATTCAAAATGCTGATGGTGAGCGTTTCAAATATCCGTTCATTCACCCGGCCGGTGCGTTTGCTATGGCACAACACGTCGACCACGGCGGCATTCCGCATGACTCGGCAGGTAAAGCTATTATGCGTATGAGTGAGCAAATTGCTCAGTTACAAGAATTTCAAAGACAAGTTCAACACACACAGTTGCATGATGACGCTTTAGGCATTACAGAAAGGGCCGTAGGCCGACTACAAGAACTTAAAGCACAAATTGAAGCACTAAGTAAGCGTCACCATTACGAATCATGGGTAGCAGAATTACAAGAACCAGACGATGCAGTCCTAGGCGAACTAGATGATGTAACTATGGAAACTTATAAACAAACTTTCACACAATCTAATTTTAAAGAAGAACTTGCAAATTATTTTCCATTGATACATAGTATCATGCAAGAAACAAATAAAATTGACTTAGAAGACTATGTTAACGAAGCAACATGCTCTAAATGTCATAAAGATCCATGTGCGTGTGAAACTGAAGAAGATGTAAAAGAAGATGCATTTAATGCTTTTACAGAATGGGCAGAAGCAGTAGAACAAGGCAAACTTACAGACGATCAAATTGAATTATTAAAACAATCGTTAAATGAATTACCCAATGGCGAATTAGAACTTGGACCAGACGGTCAAACTGCATGGCAGTTCTTTAGTGGCCTTGGTTTAGAAGATAGTGACTTAGAAAGCAAACTAAAGAGTGCTGCCGACCTAGATCCAACAGCAGACCCACTTGAAGTATTAAAGATGTGGGCACAAGAAAGTTACCCAGAACTTCTTGTTGCATTAGGATTAAGCGGAACAAACGAACCAGAAGCTCAACCTGCTGCACCTGCTCCGGCTGCGCCAGTTGAACAGCCTCCTGTAGCAGAAGGCAAAGAAGGTAATATGGTGCAAGAAGTTGCCAAGATTGTTAAGAGTTTTTACAATCGTGACAATCCAGAAGTTGGTCCATTCCGCGGCGGCGAAGGTATCACACTCGACGTGAAGAAACAAATTGCAGAAAAATTTGGAGAAGAAGCTGGCGAGCAGGCGGCCCAAATGGCAGAACAATTTATGAATAAACTAACACAAGAATGGCAACAACGTCATGGCACACCTGTAAATGGAGATGACGGACTTGCTCGTTTAAAAGAACTACTAGGCAACGTTAAGGCAAAAGTTGAAGGCATCGGATCCCAAGAAGAAGCATATAATCCCAATAGTGTCGGTGCAGAACACCGCCGTGGGTTAGAAGCGTCACACGAAAAACATTTAAAAGATAAAGCAGCCAGTGGCGACAAAGCTGCCCAATCTCAATTAGACGCATTGGCACAGAAAAAAGAACGAATGAGAAACGACCATGATGCTCGCATGGAACGCGAGGGTGTAGACAAGAGCCAAGTTCCGGCATACAAGCGCAAAGAGCAAGGCGGTGATTGGAAAATGTCTACCAAAGATTTAGAAAAAGAAAAAACCAATAGTCCAACAAGCTCAGCAGGATTAGCCCGTAAGAAAGCAGAACTGGGCATGAGTGAAGAACTTTCATCAATTATGAGATTAGCAAACCACAGAAAATAATTGGCAAAATAACCCATATTTTAGCAGCCTTTTAGGTTGCGTTACTAAATAAAACTGTGTATAGTTAACTCTATGCACAGTTTTTCTTTTTAGTCAGTAGGCTTTAAAGAAGAGGCATAATAAATCAACATTAAGGAAAAACATTATGGCAACATTAG